TGTAAGTTGGGAGTCAGCGACCGGCACCCCAAATGCTATGAGGACTGTTAGGGTTAAGCATGCGTCTGGCGGGCTATCTGTTTGTCAGTTCTGGTCATACAGCCAAGGTCAGCATGCAATTATGGGCGACGTGGTTGATTGGGTGCATATTGACGAGGAGCCCGTTGACCAAAAGATAAGGCCGCAGGTTTTGACGCGTACCGTGAACGGCGACAAGGGGAGGGGTGGCCGGATCATCTACACATTCACGCCGGAGAATGGCAGAACAGACCTTGTTGTTCAGTTTATGGATACGCCGGCCCCGTCTCAGTTCTTCATGATGAAGGGCTGGGCTGACGCTCCTCACATGACCGAAGAGAAGCGGGAGCGTTTGCTGGAGTCATACCCCGCCCACCAGCGCGACATGCGCACGAAGGGCATACCAATGCTTGGTCATGGGCGCATATACGATCTGTCGGAACAGTTTATAACCTGTGAGCCTTTCGATATCCCAGATCACTTCCATGTTATCAACGGCATGGATTTCGGGTGGGATCACCCCCAGGCGCATGTCCAGTTGGTTGAGGACAGGGAAAACGACATGTATTACATCACTCACGCCTTTAAGTGTCGCCAGCAGTCAGCTAATGACGCGTGGGGCTCTGTGAAGCCATGGGCTGAGAAGATACCAACAGCATGGCCGCATGACGGCTTACAGCATGAGAAGGGCAGGGATGGCGGCACCATACAAATGAAGCACTACGATACAGCTGGATTTGACATGCTCCCTATTCATGCCCAGTGGGAGACTGGCGGCAATGCCGTTGAGGCCGGGATATTTGAGATCAATGACCTTATGAGGAAGGGTAAGCTCAAGATTTTTACGGGGCTTAGGTGTATTCTTGACGAGGTGTTACAATATCACAGGGACGACAAGGGCAAGATTGTCAAGAGCAATGATGACTGCCTGGACGCCATGCGGTATGCATACATGATGAAGCGGTTTGCTATTCACGTTGGAGAACGACACAACAAACCGAAAGCAGTGATTCCGCCACCAATCAAGCCAATGGGACAGCGCAATGGATCTCGAAGACATCAAAGAACTCGTTGACGATGCCGAGTCCAGCACGTCAGCAACCCGCGATGAAGCCAGTGATATGCTGGTATTTGGGCGCATCTCTCAATGGGATGACGAGATTGGGGCGGACGTACAGACCGAGTTCCGTGGTACGTTTGATATCATCAAGTCCCGCCGTAACCGGATCATTGCCGAGCTGTGGTCTAACCCCGTAGATATTACGTTCAAGCCGAAGGACGGCGCAGACGAGGATGCAGCCGAGACCCTAACAGGCATGTACCGCACTGATATGCTGCGATCTGAGGAAGCTTTAGAGACAGCCCTGCAAGATCAGGTTGATTGTGGCTTTGGCGCATTCCGCTATGTAACTGAGTACGAATCCCAGTTTGACGACATGAACAACTACCAGCGCATCAGCGCTGAGCCTATCTCCGAGGCGAACAACGTCGTCTATTGGGACAGCAATGCCAAGAAGAAAGACAAGTCAGACGCTCGCTGGTGTTGCATCCTAACCACGTTCACAAAGAAGGGATGGCAGCGCTACTGCGAAGAGAACGAAATCGACTTCGAGGAAAATGAAGACCCGTCCAGCTTCAAGATGCCGAACCGGACTGACGCCTGGTATTGGCGCGGCAAGTCCGAAGAGTTCAAGATCGGCGAGTTCTACCACAAGACCAAGAAGCGCGAACGGGTATTGATGTTTGAAGACCCGCTAGGCCAAGTCAAGGCCGTGTACCAGCGTGATGTCAGGGACGTTATCGACGAGATGGAAGATGCCGGTTTTATGAAGATCGGCGAGAAGATGAAAGAGCGCTGGGTTGTCAGCAAGTACATCGTCTCTGGCGAGAAGATCATCAAGGTGGGCGGTAAAGAGTCGCGGCGCATAGCCGGCGAGCACATCCCCATCATTCCTATCTATGGTGACTGGTCGCGCGTTGAAGGCCGAGAAATCTGGCGCGGCATCTATCACGACGCGCAAGATCCTCAGCGCCTGCACAACTTCATGATGTCATACCTTGCAGATATTGTGGCGAAGGGACCAAAACAGAAGCCTATATTCTACCCTGGCCAGATCCAGGGCTATGAATACATGTACTCGGCATCGGGTGCGGATGAGAACTTCCCGTACATGCTGCAAAACGAGATGAGCCCGGAAACAAAACAGCCCTACCCTGCTGGCCCTGTAGGCTATCTGGAGCCTCCTGTATTGCCGCAAGCAGGGTCGGCCCTACTTGAGATGACTCGCCGGAGCGTTGACGACGTAACTGGTGGGTCTCTGAATCAAGAACAGATGATGTCCGGTGCTGTCACTGAGGGCCAGATCCGCGCTACCCAGTCAGCTCAGAACCTTGAGACGTTCCTGTTCCAGAACAACTTCCAGCTCGCCATGAAGCAGGCGGGCCGCGTGTACGCATCCATGGCCGCCGAGTTGTACGATGTGCCCCGCCCTGCCGTTGTGACGCAGCCTGACGGTACTGAAACCGAAGTCATGGTGATGGAAGCTGTGATGGACGAAGAGACCGGCGAAGAAGTCGTGATTAACGACATCACCAAGGGTGCGTTTGAGGTTTATGCCGATGTTGGGCCTTCGTTCCAGACCCAGCGCGAAGAAGCCAGGGCGCAGATGCAGGAGCTATTCACTGCATTACAGGGAACCCCGGAAGGCCAGATGGCCCTGCATACCTACTTCACCCTACAGACCGGGCCGGAAACCAAGCATCTCCGCGAGTATGGGCGCAAGCAACTTATCCTCACTGGCATCATGGAGCCGGAGACTGAGGAAGAAGAGCAGATGGTTGCCCAGGCTCAACAGCAGAATCAGCAGCCGGATGCCGAAATGGTTTACGCTATGGCTGAACAACAGAAGGCACAGAACCAGTCTCAAGAAATACAGATGAAGTACACCCTTGAGCAGATGAAGGCTCAGATTGACGCGTATGAGGCTGAGACAGGCCGCACTGAAGCTATCGCTAAAATGCGCGAGTCAATGGCCAAGATTGAGAAGATCCAGGCCGAGACTGGCAAGACGGTAGCGGAGACGTACAAGACAGGCTATGAGATTCGCGGCAACGAGCTGGATAGGGTTCAGCAGGCTCTGATGCCGAGGACTATGCGCCAACAGTAGTTTGCACATACATTGAATACGTTATAACATTGCATCAAGCGAGTCGGGCGCACCTCCCGATTACCGAGTCAGGCGGATTCCTGATTACACGCAGTAGGGGCGGAAATCCTATGAGTCTGGAAGATTTGAGAGCGCAAGCTGAAACCGAAGAGGAAGTAACCGCCGAGGCGGAAGAGCCTGAAACCCAGGATGAGCCGGAACCGGAAGAAGACGAAACCGAAGATGGCAGTTCTGACGAGGATGAAGGCGACGAAGCCGAAGAGAGTGAACCCTCCGAAGATTTCGAGCTTGAGCTAGACGGGGAGCCAGATCCCGACCAGCAGAAGCCAAGCCCAGAAGACGCTCTGGTTTACAAGCTGACGAAGCAGAAGCAGAAGGCGCGGGAGTACAAGACTGAACTGGAAGAGCTGAAGGCAGAGCTTAAAGCGATCCGGGAAGGTCAGCCAGCGCAGACGCAAGCAAAGCCTCAGTCGCCAGCCAACGAAATACAGCTACCTCCATTCCCTGACCTGTATGACGAAGGCATTGACGGCGACCGACAGAAGTATGACCAGGCCATTAAAAAATGGTGGGTCAAGTCGCGTGAGACCGAGCAGCGAAACGCCCAAGCGGATCAGCAGCAAACAGAGTACAAGCGCCAGATGGATGAAATGACCCACAGCATGGCGCGACGGGTTAGCAAGTTCGCAACAGAGCACAAAATGGGCATGGACTATGTTGCCAATGCTGTTGAGCGAGCCAGGCAGGAAGTTGAGGACACCACCGGAATCGATGGGTCTTTAGCGTACATGCTTGAAGCTGTTGGTGAAGGTAGCGAGAAAGCTGCCATTTGGATTGGAACTGAGAAGGGGTCAAAGGACCTCGAACTTATTAAGGATTTGCTGGCGAAAGATAAAACGGGAATGAAGGCAATTGCTCACTTGACGCGCATTGCATCCCGTAAGCCAGCGACACGTAGAACCAGCAAGGCCCCGGCACCTGACCGCCCGATTAAGGGCGATGGCTCAAGCGCAACGGCAAAATCTCTGCAGGACAAGTACGACAAGACGTCGAACCCTAACGAGATGATGCGGCTTCGCAAGAAGGCCAGAGAGCTAGGGGTTAAGCTAAAGTAAAGGTGAAGACTCATGGCTAACGAAACTGCAAAAACGCTTGTCACGTACTTTGACAAAGTATGCCGACAGTTTGAGAAAGACACCACCATGGCCCGCCAAGTGTCAATTGACACGGCGGAAAGTGGTGCCGCCCTGCAAAACGCGAATAACATCTACTGGCGTCCGGTAGAGCAGCAAGCGCCCGTCAAGGAAGGCTGGGACATGACTGGCGAAGAAGGCACGATCATCGAGCAGGCTTATCCGCTCCGCTTGTCTGATCCGCGCAACGACTTCTTCCAACTTCGTGTTGATGAGCTGCGCGATCCCCGCTTCATGGAGCGCCGGTCTATGGCGGCAGCCAACAAGCTGTCCACTGACCAGAACAGCCGCATCGCAGACCTGGTGGCTAATACCGGTTCCTTGTACTACGAGAGCGGTAACGCTGGCTATGACTTCGTTGCTGAAGGCCGTACCCTGTTGCGTGAGCGCCAAGCCTACACCGGCGAAGGCATGTCGTACTTCCTGAACGACCGCACCTATCAGGTTATGGCATCTGATCTGGCATCCCGCGAGGATCTGTCCGGACGCCCAGAGGCTGCCTACGGCACCGCAGGGATTGGCAAGCGGGTTGCGGGCTTTGATCTCTTTGAGGCCAGCTATCTCGGCGTGATCCCCGCGCGGCTCAACGCAACGACCGGTGCTGTCGAAGCGGACGTCGTTGAGGTTCCTGAAGGCTTCATTGATCTGGGCAACGACGTGGTCCAGAACGTGGACTATCGTGTTGGTTCAGTTGAGCTGGGCACTGGCGAGGGCGCTAACTTCCAGGTTGGTGACGTGATCACCTTCGCGGGCGTCAATTCCCTTGGCATTACCGACAAGAAGGACACCGGCCAGCTTATGACGTTCCGGGTTGTATCCAAGAGTTCCGATACTCTGACGATCTACCCGAAGCCCATTGCAGCCGATCAGACCGGCATCACCGATGATCAGGCGGCTTACGCCAACATCTCTACTCAGATCGTTGCAACCACGGTTGTCAGCAAAGCCAACGCCACTGGCGGTCGCGCTAACAGCTTCTGGACCAACGACTCGATTGAGATCGTCAACGGTGACGCGCCACTGGATTATCTGAGCGAGTTTGACGGTATGAAGGTGGTTTCAGAAACCCTGGACAGCGGCGTTCGCCTGTACATGGCGTATGACTCGAAGCTGGATACCCTGAACTGCCGAGTGCGTCTGTTCACTTGGTATGGACTGGTAAACAAAGCGCCAGACCGCAACGGTAACGCAATCTTTGTGCCGGCATAATCTCAGGATGAGATGAAATTGGGAGCCTTCGGGCTCCCTTTTTTGTGCTTGTCAAGAATAGTGGTACAATAGCGGAAACCCCGCCACTGAGGCCGACCATGAAATACCTCTACACCACAGAGCCGGATGAAGGATGCCACAAGATCAACGGCGTCTATGGTCGTCCGGTGCATACATCCGAGCAATCCAAACTGAAGGCCAAAGGCTGGAAGGAGAACCCAAATGAGCTACGGAAAGAAGAAGGGCGGGAAGAAGAAAAGGAAGTAGCCAAGCATTTTGAGTTTACCGTTAACGACAACTCGGAAGACGCCAAGTGTTGGGTCAAAAAATCTCAATCAGACGACCGCGACGTGTGGGCCGATCTATACGAAGAGAAGTTCGGCAAGCGACCGCACCATAAAGCTAAACTTGAGACGATCAAGGCCAAGGTTGATGAGGCGCTGAAGGATGACTGATATCCGCAGCATAGGAACCAAGCCAAACTCTTTGCTTGTCGAACAACTGAGGGACTTGCTCGCAAGCGCCGAGAGTGGCGAAATTCAGGCGATGGCGGTAGCTACGCTTAACTCCGGCGGTGAATTTATTGTTGGCTGGGAGGCGGGCACCTGTCCGGTATTGTCGCTTCTAGGGGCGGCTGAAATGCTCAAGGCAGAAATCATGCTTAACGGGATGGAATGGTGATGACTAAAGGCCAGCTAGCCCAAAAGATCCTGATGCTTCTGGGCGTTAACGCCCGATTCAGCGAGGCCACACCAGAGGAACAGCAAGACGTTCTCGGGTACATGGAAGACTGGATGCTGTCTCAGGATGCTGTGGGTAAGCGCATTGGCTACAACCAGGCTGACGGCACGGTTGACCCTGATGATGATGCCGGCATCCCTGATTGGGCAGTGATGGGCGTAACTTATTCCGTGGCACAGATTGTCGCGCCTTACTTCGACAAGCCCGTTCACCCATCCATCACGCAAACAGCGGCGCTGGGCATGCAGACCATTGCAGCCAGAACCATTGAGGCGCAGCCCGTGCAGTATCCGCATCGGTTCCCGCGAGGCCATGCTCAGGGCTCGCCATATGCTCCGAAGTATTACCATCCGGCTGACCGGATACGCACGAATAACGACTTCCTTACTGATGCAGGCGACGAGCCGATAACCTCATGAAACTCCCCCTAATCAAAGGCACCCGAGTAGACCAAGAGGCCGAATGGCGTGACGCGATTCCTGTCAACATGACGGGCTTCGCGCAGTCTGTCGGAGACTGGACAGGCTACCTGCGCACAGCAGACGGACTCAAGCTGTTCGCTAATGCCGAGGGCATAGACAGGGGAGGCATATGGTCAGAGCGCTTTCAGGAGCACTTCAGGGTGTCTGGCGATGCATTCATAACGGTATCACAGTTTGGCGAGGTTGCCGATGTTGGTGGGTCAGCTATTCCAGGTTCAAACCTTGTCCAGTTCGCCACCTCGTTTAACTCCACCGCCTTTGTGGCTAATGGAGACTATTACCGGTGGGATGGATCAACTCTAACCAACCTGAGCAGGCCGGCAGGCGCGGAACCTTTGATTGATATGGTCTGGATTGATGGCTACTACGTGTTCGCCGATCCAGAAAACCTATGGGCCACCGAGATTGCAGACGAAACCGCGTTCATTCCGAATGGCCGCGCCGGTTCCGACTTCACGCCGGATTCGATTGTTGCCGTTGATCGCACCACTGACAACAAGTTGATCGTGTTCAACCGGTACTCAACAGAGCGCTTCTATAACAATGCTGGCCCGCAGTTTCCTTTTGCCCGCATCCCGAACGCGGCCATCCCTATTGGGATTGTGGGTACGAACGCCAAGGCGTCTATCGGCGATGGTGCTTGGGTAGTGTTCGGCGGCTCGAAGGAGTACAGCCCTTCATTCTACCTTCTGACCAACAGCTACCAGAACATAGCGACCAAAGAAATTGACTCGATCATTGACACCTATTCGGATTTTGAGCTAGCCAATATCGCCATTGAGTTCCGCGACACTCGGGACCAGTCCTTGGCTATCTGTCGGCTTCCTCGCCATACGCTGGTGTACGACATATCGCTGTCGAAAGTGTTACAAGATAACATTTGGTACGAGTGGCGATCCGGGGAGGACCCATGGCGAGCCCGCAATGGCGTGTATGATCCGCGCAACGTGGACAATCAGGCCTCAAGCTGGATCTATGGCGACTCGCTGGATGGCAGGCTTGGCAAGCTGGACACGACCATTTCCACGCAATACGAACAGCCTGTCGAGTGGGTATGTAGAACGCCCATCGTGAAGGTGGGCGGGACGGTGAGAGAGGCAGAGCTTGTTACCGCACCGGGGCACCATGCAGGCAGTGATGATCAGTATTTTGTCAGCACCACCAAAGATGGCGTCCTTTTCGGGCCGGAGGTTGCGATAGCCAGGGGTGGCCCCGGAGAGTACCAGAAGCGCATTATCGCTCGCAGGCTGGGGGATTATCCGCAGTGGTTTGGGATGCGCGTCAGAGGCTTTTCAAGCAACGTTACAAGCATTACGGGGGTTGATGCACAATGAGGCAGGATAACGCAATCAGCTACGCCACCCTTGAGAAGTTAGGCTGGCCGCCAGCCCTGATAGAAGACTACGAAGGGCTAAAGCGCGAGATTGTCCCTCAGAGTGGAACCGAGGCTAACCCCAATGGCGTTTACCAGTCCAATCTGAACGGCTTTTACATCAAGACTGACGCCACCGTTGCGCTATGGTTCAATCCAGTACCGGGAGAGCTTACCGGATGGATACAGCTAGTTTAGACTTCGCGCCTTATGAGGGTGATTTGATGGGGCTCACCACTGACCAGAATCATCTAGTATTCCGCTGGCAAGGCCCCGGAAAAGTTCTGTTCTCTGTCTCCCGTCGCGGCAATGCCGCCTCCTGCCACTTTGCCAGCGACGCCCCGGGCCTTCGCCACCTGAAGAAAGCTATTGACGCGTTCGTGCTA